AATAATAATGACGATATAGATAGCTCAGACACACCTTAATATGAAAACATACGTAGTAATAACAAGAGATGAAGTAAGTGATGTAGATTATTCTAAAGTACACGAAACTTCTGCAAATACACTTAGGTATAATAGAATAGGCACAAAAACTTTTCTTAAGTATGATGGAGACAAACCATCGTTTTTGTATGGTAAAACCGAATATACAAATGATGAGTTTTTAACAATACTAAATGATGTTGATGGAGAATGGTACGTGGAAGATACTACTTCACTATAAATATACACTATAACGTGTAATAGTAATAATACAATTAAATTAACTTAAATTAAATAAAAATGGCAAAAAATAAAAAGAAAACTGAACTACCAACACACATACAACCAAGTGAGTTAACCAAGATGAAAGAACTAGTTGGACAAACAAACAACGGTCACCTGCAGCTAGGTCAATTATCAATGAGAAAGCATAAAATACTACACGCTTTAGCGAAAATTCAAGATGAAATTACTTTATTTCAAGAGAGTATTGAGAAAGCATATGGAAAATGTGAAGTAAATGTTGATGATGGTGAAATAAAATACATATCAGATGAGCAAGCTGATTCGTAAAATATCAATAGGTAAAGATTACAAGAATGACGCCATGCACTATGCCGTTGGGCAAGATGTGTATGGTGGTCATACTATATGTGATATTATAGAAGAACAAGATAAGTTTAGTGTTTATATTAAAAAAGGAAAAGATGTTTTACCTTGGAAAGACTTTAATAAAAACATGGCTGTATCTGTAGAATATAATTTACAATACTAATGAAGAGTATTTACAACTTTGTTGTAAAACCTTTAGGAGAAAGATACAACAACACTAAAGATGTAGATGGCTCAGAACTTATATTAAACACAGAGATATACAGTCATCAATATGTAAATAGATTAGCTAAAGTTATTAGCACACCTATAATAGGTAAAACAGATATACAAGCAGGAGATATAGTTGTGGTTCATCATAATGTTTTTAGACGTTGGAATGATGTTCACGGTGTTGAAAGAAATAGCAAAAGTTATTTTGACGAAAACACGTATATTATAGATACTGATCAAATATTTTTATATAAAAGAAAAAATAAATGGTCAGCTCCAAAAGGATATTGTTTTGTAAAACCTATAGAATCTATTGACAAACTCAATATAGAAGTAGAAAAACCACTTATGGGAATAGTTGAGTATAGCGATGGAACTGTTGATAAAAACGATTTAGTTGGTTTTAGACCAAGCTCTGAATACGAGTTTATTATCGATGGACAAAAGCTATACAGAGTGTTCTCACACTTTATTACAATTAAATATGAATATCAAGGAAACGAAAAGGAATATAATCCTAGCTGGACACAGAGCAGTTGAAGAACTTATTAAAGTTGCCAAAGAAGACATTGTAGATTCTGACGATGATATATCGGCTGATAGATTAAAAAATGCTGCAGCAACTAAAAAGTTAGCTATATTTGACGCTTTTGAAATACTTAACAGAATACAAGAAGAAGAAAATTTACTTGAAGGTAAGCACGTTGAAGATGAAGTTAAAGTATTTAAAGGTTTTGCTGAAGGAAGATCAAAATAATGTACGAGCAAAATTTATTTAAAGTTGTTGAGCCAATAAAAAAAACCACAATAAGCAGACTTAACAAAGGTAAAAAGTGGAAATATGGTTATAACAAAGAACAAGACCTTGTTGTTATATCTAGAACTGGTCAAATAGGAGATATATATGAAATACAAAACTTTAAAATTGCACTGCCAAAAACTACTGAAGTATACAGCAACAAAGAAAAAAAGTGGAAACAGTTTGAGTATCCTAAAGAGTTATCAAGACTTAAAAGCATATTTGACTGGAAAAACTATCCAGAAGAAAAGAAAGGACAATGGCACGACTATATTGACGAAGAGTTTAAACGAAGAGATGACGGCTTTTGGTTTAATAATAATGGGAAGGATACCTACATTACTGGTACTCATTACATGTATCTCCAATGGAGTAAAATTGATGTAGGTGCGCCAGATTTTAGGGAAGCAAATAGATTATTCTTTATATTCTGGGAAGCGTGCAAAGCAGATAAGAGATGCTACGGTATGTGTTATCTTAAAAACAGAAGATCTGGGTTTTCTTTTATGTCCTCTGCTGAGACTGTCAATCAAGCTACGATTTCGACAGATGCAAGGTTTGGTGTACTATCTAAAACAGGATCTGATGCCAAAAAAATGTTTACAGATAAAATTGTACCTATATCAATTAACTACCCGTTTTTCTTTAGTCCTATTCAAGATGGTATGGATCGGCCTAAATCAGAACTCGCTTATAGAGTACCTGCGTCTAAGTTTACTAGAAAGAAGATCACAACAAACGAAAAGTTAGAAGAAATACAAGGATTAGACACGACTATAGACTGGAAAAATACAGGTGATAATAGTTATGACGGTGAAAAGCTACAACTACTAGTACATGATGAAAGTGGTAAATGGGAAAGACCTGATAATATTTTAAATAACTGGAGAGTTACAAAAACATGCTTACGATTAGGTAGTAGAATTATAGGTAAGTGCATGATGGGCTCAACTTCAAATTCATTAGACAAGGGTGGGGAAAACTTCAAAAAACTATACAACTCATCAGACGTTACCAAGCGAAACAGAAATGGACAGACAGCGTCTGGTTTATATTCTCTTTTTATCCCAATGGAGTGGAACTACGAAGGATTTATTGACGAACACGGAGTTCCAGTCTTTGACAATCCAAACCATGATGTCTTTGACCCACACGGAGAGTTAATAGATGTAGGTGTTATAGAAAACTGGCAAAACGAAGCAGATGGTTTAAAAGGAGATCAAGATGCTTTAAACGAATTTTACCGCCAGTTTCCAAGAACCACTGAGCACGCTTTTAGAGACGAAACAAAAAACAGTATATTCAACCTAGTTAAAATATACGAACAAATAGATTACAACGAAGAAATGTCAAGAACATTAGGAATTACTCAGGGTAATTTTCAATGGGTTAATGGTATAAAAGACAGCCAAGTTATATTTTATCCAGATAAAAAAGGTAGATTTAAAGTAAGCTGGGTGCCGCCATCAAACATACAAAACAAAGTTGTAATTAAAAATGGTGTCAAACACCCAGGAAATGTACACATGGGTGCTTTTGGTTGTGATAGCTATGATATATCAGGTACTGTTGATGGTATTGGCTCTAAAGGAGCTTTACACGGGTTAACTAAGTTTAGTATGGAAGACGCGCCAGCTAATCAATTTTTTCTAGAGTACCTAGCAAGACCACAAACTGCAGAGATGTTCTTTGAAGACGTTTTAATGGCATTAGTATTTTACGGGATGCCTATACTCGCAGAGAACAATAAACCTCGTCTATTGTATTATTTAAGAAGACGTGGTTACAGAGGTTTTAGTATGAACAGGCCGGACAAGATTTGGAACAAACTATCTGTAGCTGAAAAAGAAGTTGGTGGAATACCTAACTCAAGTGAAGATATAAAACAAGCTCATGCTGCCGCAATTGAAATGTATATTCAAGATCATGTAGGTTTAAGCACTGATGGTATTTATGGTAGTTGTTATTTTAACGAATTACTAAATGACTGGGCTAAGTTTGATATAAACAAAAGAACAAAGCATGATGCGTCTATAAGTTCTGGACTAGCTATAATGGCAAACAATAGACACTTGTACGCGCCAAACGCAAGGGTAGAAAAACCTAAACTAAATATAAGTATTGCTAGATATGCAAACAAGGGTAATACATCTAAATTAATTAAAAAATAAATATGGCAGATTCTGTTATCAATAATTATTTTCCAAGCCAAGTCGTAAGTGATTTGGAAAAAATGAGCTATGATTATGGTTTAAGTGTTGCTAGAGCGATAGAAACAGAGTGGTTTCATGTTGATAGAGGTTCTAATAGATATAGAAGTAATCAAAATGATTTTCACAAGTTAAGATTATACGCTAGAGGAGAACAATCGATACAAAAGTATAAAGATGAGTTGTCAATAAATGGTGATTTATCTTATTTAAACTTAGACTGGAAACCAGTACCTATAATACCTAAGTTTGTTGATATAGTTGTAAATGGTATAGCAGAAAGAATGTATGATGTAAAAGCTTATTCACAAGATCCATTTGGTGTTAGCAAGAGAACAGAATACATGGAGTCTATACTGTCTGACATGAGAACTAAAAAAATTAGCGAGTTTACTGAACAAGCTTTTGGTATGTCACTGTTAGATAATCCAAAAGAATCTTTACCAGATTCAAAAGAAGAACTAGACTTACACATGTCGTTAACATACAAGCAAGCTGTAGAGTTAGCAGAAGAACAAGCTATCAATGTTTTGTTAGAAGGTAACGATTATGAATTAATTAAAAAAAGATTTTATTACGATATTACAACAATAGGTATTGGTGCTGTAAAAACAAGTTTTAATACATCTGAAGGCGTTACTATCGATTATGTTGATCCAGCTGACTTGGTTTATTCTTATACTGAGTCACCATACTTTGATGATATATATTACGTTGGTGAAGTTAAAATGATACCTGTAAATGAACTTGTAAAACAATTTCCACATTTAACAGAGAGTGACTTAGCTGATATAGTTAAAAACAAAAGTTACCACAAGTCTAATTATCACAACAGCAACTATAATTTAAACGAAGAAGATAATAATAAAGTTCAAGTTTTATATTTTAATTATAAAACGTATATGAACGAGGTTTACAAAGTAAAAGAGACTGGTAGTGGAGCTGATAAAGTTTTAGCAAAAGATGATACTTTTAACCCACCACAAGGTATGGAGGGTGAGTACGCTAAACTGCAAAGATCTGTAGAGTGTTTGTATGAGGGAGCTTTAATACTTGGTACTAAAAAATTACTTAAGTGGGAAATGTCTAAAAACATGATGCGACCTAAGAGTGATTTTACTAAAGTAAAAATGAACTACGCTATTGTTGCGCCACGTATGTACAAAGGAAGAATAGAGTCTTTGGTTGGTAGAATTACTGGTTTTGCTGACATGATACAGCTTACACATTTAAAGCTACAACAAGTAATGTCTCGTATGGTACCTGATGGTGTTTATTTAGATGCTGATGGACTTGCGGAAATAGATTTAGGCAATGGTACTAATTATAGTCCACAAGAAGCGTTAAACATGTTTTTCCAAACAGGATCTGTTATTGGTAGATCATTCACTTCAGAAGGTGATATGAATCCAGGTAAAATACCTATACAAGAAATACAATCAGGTTCTGGTAGTGGTAAAATGCAAACTTTAATTCAAACATATAATTATTATTTACAAATGATAAGAGATGTGACTGGATTAAACGAGGCTAAAGATGGTAGCACACCAGACAAGTATTCTTTAGTTGGTGTACAAAAACTAGCTGCGGCTAATTCTAACACAGCAACAAGACATATACTACAATCAGGTTTGTTTTTAACAAAAGAAGTTTGTCAATGTTTATCAATGCGAGTTTCAGATATATTAGAGTATTCGCCAACAGCAAACGCTTTTATACAGCAAATAGGATCTCATAACGTTGCTACATTAAAAGAAATGTCACAACTACACTTATATGACTTTGGTATATTTATCGAGCTTATGCCTGATGAAGAAGAAAAAGCAATGCTTGAAAACAATATTCAACAAGCGTTATCTCAACAAGGTATTGATTTAGAAGATGCTATTGATCTTAGAGAAATAAAAAGTATTAAACTTGCTAATAGATTGTTGAAGATAAGACGTAAGAAGAAAAAAGAAGAAGATCAAAAAATGCAGCAAGAAAATATAAAAGCTCAATCAGAAGCTAATATACAAGCTCAAAACGCTGCAGCAATGATGGAAGTTAAAAAGAACGAGGCGGTTACTATGAGTCAATTGCAGTTAGAAGAAGCAAAGGCTAATTTTAAAGCTAAATTTTTAGAACAAGAAGCAGCTATAAAAAAGGATTTAATGGAACATGAGTTTAAACTTAACATACAATTAGAGCAAGTTAAAAATGAATCTGTTAATGGTAAAGAAAAAATGAAAGAAGATCGTAAAGACGAAAGAACTAAAATACAAGCTTCTCAACAAAGTGAACTAATAGATCAAAGAAATAATGGTAAAGCACCTAAAAGTTTTGAGTCTACAGGTAATGATAACTTAAGAGGAACAAGTATTTAGAATTTATTAACTATTATTATATTATATTATGGAACAAAACGTAGAAAACGTAGTTGAAGAAACTACACAAGACCAAGTTGTCGAAACAAAAGCTGATGAATCTAAATTTGATTCCGCTGGAGACGACACTATTTTAAAAGTAGATTTAAGTCAACCACCACCAGAACCAACACAAGATGAAATTAAAGAAAATAACCCTAACAACGAGGGAGTGGTTACAAAGCTTGATAATGCCGAGTCCACAGAAAAACAAGAAGAAATACAACCGCAAGAGCAAACACAAGAAGCTCCAGTATTAGAAGAAGTTACAAACGAAGAAGTTAAAGAGCAAGCAGAAGAATTAACTGAAGAGATAATAGAAGCTCAAGAAACTGGAAAAGCTTTACCAGAGAATTTACAAAAAGTTGTAGATTTTATGGAAGACACAGGCGGAAGTCTAGAGGATTATGTAAAACTTAATCAAGATTATGCTAGCTATGACAATGACACGTTGTTAAGAGAATATTATAGCAATACAAAACCTCATTTAGACAATGAAGAAATAAGTTTCTTAATGGAAGATCAGTTTTCATATGATGAAGACGCTGACAATGAAAGAGACATAAAAAGAAAAAAATTAGCATTAAAAGAGCAAGTTGCCGATGCTAAGGCCCATCTGGACAGGCAAAAGTCCAAATACTATGAAGAAATTAAAGCCGGATCGAAACTCACTACTGAGCAACAGAAAGCAGTTAATTTTTTTGATAGATATAATAAGGAGTCGGAAGAAAGTCAAAGAATAGCAGAAAAAGGTAAAAATGTATTTGTAGAAAAAACTAATCAAGTATTTAACAACGAATTCAAAGGTTTTGATTATAACGTTGGTGATAAGAGATACAGATATAATGTTAAAAATCCTGATAGCGTGAAACAAACTCAAAGTGACATTAATAATTTTGTTCAAAGATTTACTGATAAAAACAACGGACAAATTAATGATGCTAAAGGTTATCACAAATCATTATTTACAGCTATGAACCCAGATGCTATTGCTAATCATTTTTACGAGCAAGGTAAGGCTGACGCTATGAAAAATAGTGTTGCTAAATCTAAAAACGTTAGTATGAATCCTAGACAGTCGTTTAGTAATGAAAATACTAGTGGCATGAAAGTAAGAATAGTTAACAATCAACTTTCTGATACGGCAACTTTTAAATTTAAAAATAAAAATAAATAAATAATTAAAAAAACATTAAAAAATGTCAATTACTAGAAGAACGTCGTTTCAAGCTGCACCAGTGCAAGCTGTTACGTCGCAAAATTACTTAGACATCCAAAACAACGGATGGGCACAGCAATACCTACCTGACTTAATGGAAAAAGAAGCTGAGGTTTATGGAAAAAGAACTATCTCAGGTTTCTTATCTCAAGTTGGTGCGGAAGAAGCTATGTCAGCTGATCAAGTTATTTGGTCAGAACAAGGTAGATTACATCTATCTTACGAGTGTGATATGGTAGACGTTACAGCAAGTACAATTAATATTACTAAAGATATTGATGGTGTTGCTCAAACAACTACACACGGTATTAGAGTTGGTGATCAAGTATTGATCGCTGGAGGTGGACAAACTGTTACGGCTCGTGTAAGCGTTGCTGCTGCGGGTGCGCAAGTTATTACAGTGCAACCGTATAGATTTGCACACATGACAAATGCAGGTTTTGCTAATGGAGACAATACATGTACTATACTAGTATTTGGTTCTGAAAACGCAAAAGGAGTTGCATACGTAGGAGGTAGATCTAATGAGCCATCTTTCACTACATTTACAAACAAGCCAATCATTTTAAAAGACATGTATGAGGTTTCAGGATCTGATGCTGCTCAAGTTGGTTGGGTTGAAGTTTCTGGTGAAGAAGGACAAAATGGTTACTACTGGTACTTAAAAGCTGAAGGAGATACAAGAGCTAGATTTACTGATTACTTAGAAATGAGTATGATTGAATCAGAGTTAGTTGCTGCTGCTTCTGCTATTGCTCTACCAACTGATGGTGGTGCAGGTACTGCGGGTACTGAAGGATTATTTGCTGCAATCAGATCAAGAGGTAATCAAACTTCAGGAGTTACGGGTACTAACCCTTCTACTGATTTTGCTGAATTTGATTTAATCTTAGCTGAATTTGACAGAAATGGTGCTATTGAAGAAAACATGATGTTTGTAAATAGAGGAACTTCTCTTGCAATGGACGATATGTTAGCTTCATTAAACTCTGGTTATTCTGGTGGTACTTCTTACGGAGTATTTAACAACTCAGAAGACATGGCTTTAAATTTAGGTTTCTCTGGTTTCAGACGTGGATCTTACGATTTCTACAAGTCTGACTGGAAATACTTAAACGATTTAGCTACTAGAGGTGGTATAAACAATTCTGCTACTGCAGGTGAAGATATTAGAGGGGTTGTTATACCAGCTGGTACTTCTTCAGTTTATGACCAACAATTAGGTAAAAACCTTAAGCGTCCTTTCTTACACGTAAGATATAGAGCTTCTCAGTTAGAAAGCAGAAAAATGAAGACATGGGTTACTGGTTCCGTTGGAGCTGCTACGTCTGATCTTGATGCAATGACTGTAAACTTCTTATCAGAAAGATGTTTAATTACACAAGGTGCTAACAATTTCATGTTAATGAACTAAGCACAAAACTTTAAAAGAACCGGGGCTTCGGCCTCGGTACTTTTATTTTTATTAATTTATATTATATTATATTATGGCAAAAAAACAAACAAAAGCTTACGCTGGTGATCCTGGCGATGAGCACGTAGAAAAAATAGCACCGGTTATGGAAACACCAAAACCAACAAGAGTAGAACCAAAAAGTCAAAAAACAAATGACGGCTGGAAAATACAAGATAGAACATATCTTTTAACAGACGGTTCAAAACCTTTAAGTAAGTCAATAAAAAGTGCAGGTATATATCACTTTGATGAAAATTTAGGTTATGAAAGAGAAATGAAGTATTGTGAAAATCAAAAAACTCATTTTGTTGATGAAATGAAAGGAGAAATGAGATTATCTCACATTGTATTTAGAGCTGGTGTTTTATTTGTTCCTAAAAACAAAGTTACACTACAAAAACTTTTAGCGTTACATCCTTACAACGGTAAAGTTTTTTATGAATTAAAACCTCAAAAAATAGCAGAGTTCGAAGTTGAAAGTATTGAAATAGAAATAGAAGCTTTAAACGCTGCTCAAGCCTTAGACATTGACATGGCTGAAGCAGTTATGCGTGTAGAACTAGGTTCTAGAGTCACTAAGATGAGTTCTAAGGAACTTAAGCGAGATTTACTATTATATGCTAAGAGAAACCCTAGTTTGTTCTTAGAATTAATAAACGACGAGAACGTACATCTTAGAAATATAGGTATTAGAGCTACTGAAATGGGATTGTTAAAACTATCACAAGATCAAAGAACTTTTTCTTGGAAAGATACTAATAGAAAATTAATGAACGTACCATTTGATGAGCATCCATATTCAGCTTTAGCCGCTTGGTTTAAAACTGATGAGGGTATGGAAATCTTCACAAATATAGAAAAAAGATTGAAGTAAAAACCTTGTAGAAGCGGTCGCTCTACGGGGCGATCGCAAACTACAAACAAAAAAGAAATATGGCGGTAAATATAGATACAGTATATCAAAGAGTTTTAGCTTTAGCTAACAAAGAACAAAGAGGTTACATAACGCCTCAAGAATTTAATTTACATGCCAACCAAGCTCAGATGAATATTTTTGAGCAATATTTTTATGACACTCATCAGTTTCAAGCTACTCAAAAAGGTAACAGCACAGAGTATTCTGATATGATAGATTTATTGTCAGAAAAAATTAGTCCTTTTGAAAAATACAAAGTAGCAGTTAGTATGTCAGGTAACACTGGTACGTTGGCAACTGATCTTTATAGATTAGGAACTGTATTTTTTGCTGTTGGTGGTACAAAAGATGTTGAAGTTGAAAGAATAGAAAAAAACGACTTTGCATATATAGAGAACTCACCACTAGCATCACCCACAACAAACAGACCTGTGTACAATCGTACGTCAGCAGCAACAATAAAAACTTTTCCCTCAGCAACTATAACATCTAACGTTACACATAACTATATAGCTAAGCCCGCAAAATGTGAATGGGCGTACGTAGTTGTAAACGAAAAAGCTTTGTATAATGGAAATCAAGCTGTAGACTTTGAGTTACACGCCTCTGAAGAAGAAAGTTTAGTTATAAACATATTGGAGTTATCAGGAATAACAATTAACAAACAAGGTTTAGTGCAAGTAGCTTCTAATATGGAAGCTTCAAACATACAACAAGAAAAACAATAATAAATGGGATTACTAGGAACTACATCACAACAAACATACCAAAACTCTGGTGACCTTGGAAGTTATCAATACACTTCTCTTGAAGACATTATAAATAATTTTATAGTTGGATATGTTGGTGAAAACAAATTAATAGGTAAAGTAAGAAGAACAGATGTTGCTTTTCACGCTCAAAGAGGATTAGCAGAATTAAGTTATGATACTTTACGATCTAGAAAATCACAAGAAATAGAAATAGCACCAAGTTTAAAAATGATGCTACCACAAGATTACGTTAATTATGTAAAAATATCATGGCATGATACTAATGGTATGGAAAGAATATTATACCCAGCTTTAAACACAAGTAATCCTACAGCTATATTGCAAGACGGTAATTACGATTACAGTTTAGATAGTGGTGGTAACTTACAGGTTGCAAGTGAATCTGATACTTGGAAAGCATTTAAAGCAACAACACCTAGCTCAACAGGTAATTTAGACGCAGACTCAGACTACTATGCCGATATGTTTAGCGGTAGGTTTGGGCTAAGTCCTGAAAAAACTCAAGCTAATGGAAATTTTTATATAGATTACGCATTAGGTTTTATACATTTTAGTTCAAACTTGAATGGTGAAACTGTTACTTTAAAATATGTAAGTGATAGTTTAGGTGTTGACGGTGATCAAATTGTTCATAAATTTGCTGAAGAAGCTTTGTACAAACACATTGCTTACGCATTGATATCAGCATCAGCTACAGTTCAAGAGCATGTAATTAGAAGATTTAAAAAAGAAAAGTTTGCAGCTACAAGACAAGCTAAATTAAGACTGTCAAATATTAAATTAGAAGAAATTGCTCAGGTAATGAGAAACAAATCTAAAAGAATAAAACACTAAAATATGGCTGAGTTAAAGCATAATTTTACTAAAGGTCGAATGAACAAAGATGCTGACGAAAGATTAGTATCTAACGGTGAGTATAGAGACGCTATGAACATTGAGGTTTCTACCTCTGAAGATTCTGATGTTGGTACTATACAAACAACTTTAGGTAACACTTTAAAATCAGCTACTGGAACAACTACTGCTTTTACAGTTGGATCTATTGTAGATCACAAAACAAACAAAGTGTATTGGATGGTTCATAATGATCAAGCCAATATCACTACAAGCGGTATTACTAAAGATATGATTGTTGAGTACAACCCTACAACAGAAACAAATAAATACGTTTTTGTTGATATTTGGAAGGTTGTAACCTCAATAGGAACGTCTAATGGTGGTGCCGTTAAATATTTATATATAGCTCTTGGTGGTAGTACGGCAACTAATAATATTACTGGTATTAGAAAAGGTATGCAAATTATAGGTACTTTTAACAATATAGTTTATGGAGCAAACTCACAACAAAACGTTTATGTTGAAGACATAGAGTTTGATGCGGTTAATGGTTGGAAAATAATTTTAAACAGAACTGTACAAACTGTTGCTGGTGAACAAATAACTTTTACAACAGAAAGATGTTTAAATTTTTCAAGAAATAGATTAATAACAGGTATAAACATTGTTGATGATATGTTGTTTTGGACCGATGGAGGTTCAGAACCTAAAAAAATAAATATCATAAGAAGTATAAAAGGTACTGGTGGTTCTAGAACTTTAAATACAAATGCAACAACTACTTTTGATGGAGACAATTTTAATCATCACACTAGACTTGTTATCGATGACATAGACAATGCGCCTGGAATATATGAAGTTGTTACAAATAGATTAGCTACATATCCTGTTTTTTGTAAAGAATCACACTTAACAGTTCTTAGACCAGCACCTCAAACAGTATTACAGTTGGAAATGTCTAGAACCTCTTATAATAGAGGTAATGGGGTTACTGGCGCGGTTAATAGAACTGATGCTCAAGCAAATATACAGTTTTTTGACCCATTAATTACAACAGAACCATTAGCAAGTGGTAGCATGGTACAAGTTACTTTTGATCAAGCGCCTGACTATAGAGTAGGAGATTATATAATAATAACAAACGACACAACCGTTTTACCAACAGACTACAAAGATTATAAAGTTAGATGTAAAATATCTCAAATACCAACTGGTCATACTAATAATAATTTAATGTTTGGAATATTTGAGTTAGAAATAATTACAATTTCTCAAGAATTAGTTTATAACGCTAGTGGTGAGCAGTTTTTCACTTTGTTAGAACAAAAAGATTCTGTGTTTGAATTTAAATTTCCTAAATTTAGTTATAGATATAAATATACCGATGGTGAGTATTCGGCTTTTGCACCTTGGTCTGAAATAGCTTTTTTAGCTGGTAGTTTTGATTATGAACCTAAACACGGTCACAATTTAGGTATGACAAACCGTCTAAAATCTTTATGTTTAAAAAACTACGTACCAGAACCTGGAGAGATCGGCGCATCAAGACCTGGTGATGTTATTGCTATAGATATTTTATACAAAGAATCTAACAATACAAACATATACACTGTTAAAACAATAACTTCAAATGACAATCACCCTGTTTGGCCTGATCTCGCTACAAGAGCTTACGCAAGAGGAGAGTTAATTATTGACACAGAAATGATACATGCTGTATTGCCATCTGATCAATTTTTAAGACCTTTTGATATTGTTCCAAGAAAAGCTAAATCTCAAGAAGTAACTGGTAATAGACTTGTTTATGGTAACTACACACAGAATTATAATGTTGATGAAATTATAAATATTGAAACAACACTACAAGTAGGAAGTTTTTCTACACACAGTGATACCGGAGAAAAATCTGTAAAATCATTAAGAGATTATCAAGTTGGAGTTGTTTACTTAGATAAGTACGGTAGAGAAACGCCAGTTTTAGTTGGGCCAGAAAAAGGATTTAAAAGAGTTGGTAAAGTATTTAGTGATAACTTTACAAAACTAAGAGCTAGACTTACAAACACACCACCATCATGGGCTAAAGGGTTTAAGTTTTATGTAAAAGAACCTTCTAATGAGTACTATAACTTAGCAATGGATAGATGGTATAATGCTAAAGATGGTAATATATGGATAAGTTTTCCTTCTTCAGAAAGAAATAAAATTGATGAAGATACTTTTTTAATACTTAAAAAATCTCACGCTAAAAACAAGTCTGTATCTGACGATGAAGCTAGATATAAAATACTTGCTATAGAAAGCGAAGCGCCAGAGTTTATAAAAAAAGTAAGAAAGAACTTAGGCGAAATGTTTGACAACAGCGCTAGAGAACACGTTGGTAACGGTGGTGATGGATTTCCTTTTCCAGGTTTTAATTACGTAGAAGTACCTTATGCTGCTTTAAACAATAGTAGTATTGTTGATATAGATGCTTCTGGAACTGTAAACCCTAAATCACCACACTTACAAGACAATCTTTTTTTACGCGTAGGTGGTCCTGACAATCTTAGTGCAGAGTATGAAATTGTTGGTATTTCTAACACTGGTCAAGGTGGTAACTATAAGTTTAGATTAAACAAGCGTTTAGGTGATGATTTAGAATTTACTTCAACAGACGGAACATATGGTAATAGAATTAGCGGTTTGTTTATACAGTTGATACAATACAGAATAGAGAACAAAGCAGAGTTTGATGGTAGGTTTTTTGTCAAAATAAATCAAGACCAAGTAATAAGAACAAATGTTATTGGTGATAAAATAAACTCTGAGGACATGATTGTTTATTCAGCAAGACATCTTAGGTATGTAAAATCTAAAGCAACACACCCAAACCATGCTGGTATGCCTAACTCAAATCAGTGGCACGGTACTAATAACTTTAATAGAGCTTGGGGTGGTATTGGTGGTGTTAGTGACCACGAAGACATACATAAAAAACTAGATGTTAATGGTTATTCATATTGGAAAGGTTTTATAAAGTTTAATAGAAATGGTAACGGTAGTAAGTTTTTTATTGACGAAGATAGTATAGTCACTATAGGTCCAGATGGATCTCCTGTTAGTTCTAATTTAGCAACTGGTGATATGGCTACTAAAGCTTATTGCTTTCCAAATATTACAAACTCAGATAGTTTAACTAAACATGATGGGCAGAAAAACACTGGCTATGGCGGTAACAGTGCTAAGTATCCAAAAGGAGTACACCAAGGCGCTAATGAACCTGTTGGTAGTAGAATAGATATATCTTGGGTAGGTTATGAAGATACTAATTACCCACAAAACAGTCCACCAGTTTTTTGGAGCCAACACGGTCAAGATATTGCTCCGGATGATTATGAGTTTTCAAAAGAGTGGTTTCAAATAGGTACTAAATTTAGATTTGCAGGAGATGATGATGAAACTGTTTATACGGTTAAAGACTATCGACATGAGTTTGGTCTTAGAAACTTTCAGACTGTAAACGGTAATGTTACATCATCTAATAGAAACAAAGGTTCGGTTTATAGAGACAAGTGGACTTTACAAGTAGAACCACCTATAGTAAGAACAGCTAGTGGTTTTTACCCTACAGACATAAGACATGATGGTACACAAAACCAATTAGTTGAACTTGTTAGAACACACTCTGAGTATGGTGTAACACAATTTACTGATAATCCTGGTATTTTTGAAACAGAACCAAAAAAAGATGTTGGTTTAGATGTTTACTACGAAGCTAGTGTTACATACCCAACACAAATAACCTCTGACACAAATGAAATGTTTGCGCCTATAGGATCAACGGTAAGTGTTTTACCTAGTGCTGGTGCAACTGTCTCTGCTGGTTGTAAAGTGTTTAGCTGGAGTGATAATACTGTTACATTAGACGGTAGCGTTACTGATCCTAACCAAGGAGAAATACTCGTGTTTACTAGACCTGACGGTGGAACTGTACAAGCTAAAGTTGAAGCTATTTCAGCATCTACACAAGGTGGAGGAATAACTGTTGCTACTGGCTTGACAATGTATAGAGACGTTAGTAATCAAAGATTTACATTAGGATATACAAATTGTTTTGCTTTTCCACAAGGAGTAGAATCTGATAGAATTAGAGATGATTTTAACCAAATTACAATAGGTAAAGGAACTAAAGCTTCCACTGTGTTAGCTGAACAGTTTAACGAAGAACATAGAAAATCAGGTTTAATATTTTCTGGAATATACAACTCTATGACTGGTGTTAATAATTTAAATCAATTTATAGCGTCAAGTGGTATTACTAAAGATTTAAACAATCAATATGGCTCTATACAAAAATTATTTACTAGAGATAACAACATAGTTGCTTTTTGTGAAGATAAAATATTAAAAGTATACGCAAATAAAGATGCGTTGTTTAACGCTGATGGTAGCTCAAACGTTGTTGCTACCAATAGGTTTTTAGGAGATTCACAGCCTTTTGGTGGTGATTTTGGAATATCTAAAAATCCAGAATCATTTGCTCAAGAAAACTTTAGAATATATTTTACCGACAAATCTAGAGGTGCGGTTTTAAGATTGTCTAAAGATGGTCTAACCGTTATATCTAACCAAGGCATGGCAGATTATTTTAGAGATCACCTACCACTAGCATCAGATTTGATAGGTAGTTACGATAAAAGAAAAGGCTTGTACAACCTTACTCTACATGATAAAGGTGTTAATCCAGACGGTAGAGGTATTGGTGCTGGTATAACTTATGTGCCAAAAGTAAATACAACTATAAGTTTTAGTGAAAAATCTAGTGGTTGGACGTCTTTTAAATCTTTTGTTCAAGAGTCTGGCGTTAGTTTAGACAACAATTATTACACGTTTAAAAAAGGTGAAATATTTCTTCACCACAGTAACCAAGAAACAAATAATTATTACGATACTATTGCTGACGTAACTAACGGTGCGTTTTCTAGCGTAACAGTAATGTTAAATGATCTACCTGGTTCTGTTAAAAGTTTTAATACATTAAACTACGAAGGAACGCAGTCTCAAATTGATTTGTTTCAAACAATAACTATTGGTGGTGTTGTTTACAATGACGGCGAGTTTTACAACTTAAAACCTAAAAAAGGTTGGTTTGTAGAGTCTATGATCACAGACTTGCAAACAGCTAGGTTAAAAGAGTTTATAGAAAAAGAAGGCAAATGGTTTAATTACTTATATGGTGAAACAACTACGTTGGCTAATTTAGATAGTAGAGAGTTTTCGTATCAAGGTATAGGTATGGCTGAATCTATAACGCACAATGGACCAACGCCTATTTATGGTTGCACAGATTCTACAGCTTTAAATTACAACCCAGCGGCTACAATAGATGATGGATCTTGTTTATACATTAACAACCCAATACAAACAAACGCATACTTGTGGAACAATATACTACAACCTTGTAAAGGTAGTTGTTTACCTAATTTCACTACAGCTGCTGATTACGAGTTTACGCACACCATAACTGTAAACCCTAGTTTACCAGCAAACACAACTGCTACTGTAGGTATTATATCGGTACAGCCTTTCCAACAATTAAACGGTTGTGCAGGTACACAAACTATTGACGGTGCAGCTCCTGATAATACAACTATAAACCCTGTTTACACAATAGCGTTTACAGCTGATACAGGTTTCAAATTTACAGGAGTACCATCGGCAACTATAACTATTAACGATGCAAGTACTTCAATAACTGATTACACTATAACTCAAACAGCTCTTGTTTACGATGCTAATTCAAACCTGACTGGAGCTACATTTGAAGTTGCTTTTGTAACTCCTGGTGCGGCAATGACAGTTCGTGACGATATAAAATGGAATGTATGTACCACTCAGATACCAACAATAAACAATAGCACTTACACACTAACAGTACAAGACGATCCAAACGATCATTAAAATATGGGACATAACGCAAACACAAACTATACAGTAAGCCAAAGCATAACTAGTGAATTTAGTGGTGATTCAGTAGCTTTAGGAACTCTACCTAATCAAGGTGGTGTAAACGGTAACGTTATATTAACTATAACGCCAAACGCAGGTTTTACTGTTAATTCTTCTGACTTTACTATAGCGGGTTTACCTGCGGATAACACTGTTACAGTTACGTCATCAACAATAACAAACCCAGCTACTGGAAATGCTTTAAGTGTTGTTCAATATAATTTTATTAGTGTAGGTTCTGGTGGTACAGCTTCTTCTTTACCAGGTGAAGTTGAAAGTGTTGCAATGTTTAATAGCGAGCATGATTATGACAGTACGGCAAACGTATATGTTCCAGTTACAGCTAACAATGTTGTATATGTTCACGTGGCGTTTATGAACAATTTTATTATGCCACCTGCAAATCTAACGTTAAACATAGATATAGACGGCTCGGCATCAGCAACAGGTGCTATACAATATCCTGCAATATGGGAAACTTGGACAAGTCCAGCGGGGTCTGAATATACTTTGACCGCTGTAGGTAATCCTGCTTTGACAAACATGAGTCTTTCTTCACAAATTAGCGTTAACCCAAACAGCACTACACTTTTAAATACAGTATCGGGTTTGGTTGATGATGGTGTTCAAACGCTTTTAATGACAAAAACTTTTCAAGCTGCTTCTGGTTTTTATTTTACTGACATTACAGAACAACAACAATTCACTCCTTTTGGTTTAGATGATTGGCTACCTTATTTCCAAACAATAATAACAAATCAAGTTTTTAATAGTAACTTAGAAGAAACTCAAAGAGTTTATGAATTTTACTACACAAACCCACCAGTTAGTAATCAACTTGGTTTAGATCCAACATTTGGCGGGAGTATATATGGGTTAGGATTTTTATTTGAATATATAATTGGAACTCAAGCAACAGTATATTCATCGCCAGGTGGAAATGGCGGTGGTATATCTCCTTTAGTACCTCAACGACCATATGGTGGTTTAGTAAGCTCAACATCAAGCACGGGGCTTGGCGGTGAAGTT